GCACCGGAATCCCTGCTGAGATGCGAATGATGAAGTCACCCGTCATTGCGCAATAGAAGTCGTCGGTGTAGGTGTCGTCGTCATCGTCCCAAGCTTGGAACACACCCGACACGTTGGGGTCACCTTCAACATCAGAGACCTTCATGCGGTTGAGCTGTTCGTTCTCTTCCTCACCCCACTCACACATCTCATCGATGTTGCTTAGGACGGTGCCGCGCAGGATTTCTTCTCGGGTCGAACCACCAGGGAGTTGAGACCAGCGGGATAGGTGAGCGCCGTTGTAACTGACGGTGGTGCCGGAAACACTGATAGAACCTTCTCCAACTGCATCCTGCAGGAATTGAATAAGAGTGCCGTCGCTTGTCTTTCTATCAATGAATACAGGAGTATCGTTGCTTCGAGAAATAAGTACAATTCCAGATTGTCCGATTTCAACACCTGCAGAGTCGTATGATCCATTAGGCGTTTTCCCGATACCCACTCGACCTGATTGGTCAATCCTGACCCGCTCGACCGGGCTTGCGGAGCCGTCTGGGGTTGTGGCCAGGACGATTCTTCCCGGCATATCATTTGCGCCGGGGGTTCCGTCTACTTCAGCGCGGATACGAGCTGCCTCAACAAACTCCGAACCGTCACTACCTTGAAAACTAATTAGACCAATATCGTCTTGACTTTGAAGAACAGTATTGCCCCCAATGCTTCCGCTTCTTTGATGTCCCAGAATAATAGAACATCCATCACTGCTAGCAGCAGACGAAAAGATACCCAGGGAACGACCCGTTGAGGATGTCCCTTCAATTTGTACGCTTTGGCTTAATGTGCTATTCCATGTGTTTTCACGCGCACTAGACGTACCAATTAACAGGCGGCCCGAGCTATCAACCCGAGCCCTTTCTGTGCCTTCAGTCGTTACAGCAAACGTGCCATTACTCCCAGTATCCGTAACCTCAGCCTTAGTGTTACCGACTTCTATCTTTGTCGGCGTACTGCTTCCGCCGCCTTGTGGTGCAGCGTCAACCCATTGGCTGCCGTTGGGATCTTGGTAGTAGACGTAAAGCCGACCACCAACGGAGTCGTACCAGAGGTCACCATCAACAGGTGTACTAGGCGCTGTGTCGCTGGTAGTGACGGATGCACCGCCTGCTGCAGCAGTTGCCCAAGAAAGGGTGCCGGAACCGTTGGTGCTCAGGACTTGGTTAGCTGTGCCATCAGCACTGGGCAGTGTCCAGGTGACGTTGCTGCTGACCGTGGCTGGTCCTTGGAACGCAACCCAGTTGCTGCTGTCAGCGTCGCCAAAGCGCACATCACCTTGTGCATTAACAGTGACGTTCCCTGTTGTGGTGACGTTCTGACTGCCGAAGTCCGGGCTGATCTTGGTGCCGGCAATTGCTGCACTGGCGTTTACGTCAGCATCAACAATTGTGCCATCGGCAATCATTGTGCTGGTGACTGTGCCTGTATCACCAACAGTGACGACGTTGCTGCCGCTCTTAGTTAAAGCTCCGGTTACTGCAACGCTGCTGTCAAATGTTGCCGCACCAGTTACATCTAGCGTTCCAGGTACATCAATATTGCTGGCCCATTCAACACCAGTACCGGCGGCATCGGTTTGCAGTAGTTGACGGGCTGCGCCATCAGCGAGCTTGGAAACGGCAATTTCGGCAGTGGCTGAAATATCAGCGTCAACAATCGTGGCGCCGCCGCTTACCAGCACTGTGCCGGTTTGATCAGGCAGCGTGATTGTTTTGTCAGATGCAACTGAGCCCGGTGCCTGCAGTGCGATGTAATTGGTGCCGTTGGCAGTGGTTTCGCGGAAACGAACTTGTTGCTGGTTATCCATCACCAGCGCACCAGTCATGGTGTCACCACTGGCGTTGACGAACTCGCTGGCTTCACTGCGCCATGCTGAGCCGTCCCAAATCTTCAGGACATAACTACCGCCTGTTGTATCCAGCCATTGTTCACCAAGGGTGTTGCCGGTTTCACCGCCAGAAGCCGGACTGACGTTTGGTGCTGTGGATCCAACATGCACGGGGCCAACTTTGACCAGTGCACCAGAGCTGTCCTTAAAAAACAGACCGGGACTGGTGCCGTTGGTATTGATAGCCAGCTGACCATCGGACATTGCGCCAGGGGTGGGGCGCTTGTCGGCAGTGCTGCTGCGTAAATGCTGAAGAGCCATTCCTTAACGCCCACAGGGCCGGAATTTATCCCTCAAGTGTAGAGCCTGAAATCAGAAAGATCCGTCGTCTAAATCACTGGTGAAGGCAACGGTGCCTGTTGCGTCCTTGAAAGTGATCGTGCGGTCAGCCGTCGGATCAACAACGGTCAGCGTCGTTTCGTACGCATTGGCAGTGGCACCTTCAAACACGATTGTTGTGCCGGTTCCCATTTCTAGGTTCCCGGTCATCGTGCCACCTGCTTTAGGCAGCTTTTCGTCGTCTAGCTCAGCAATTGCACCCTGAACGTTGTTGCTGGCAATTGATCCGTAAGGCGTAAAACCTACGTTGGATGCAATCTGCGCCGTAATCGTTTCCGACGTTTCAATCAGGATGTAGGCGCTGCCTGTCGACAACAGAATGTCGGGCGGTTCCAGTGTGACAGTGGGAGCTGGTGCAGTACCGGTGCCTCCTTGGCTAACAACAACGTAATAACGAGTATTTCCGGCAGAAGCCGCAGGTAACGCGGAACCGGAAGTAAATCCGGCAGCGGTGCCCTCTGCAGTAACAGAATCCAGAAGGTTTGTACTGGCGTCGTAAGTGCCAGCAAGGATGATCTCGCCAGCGCTAATACCTACAGGCTGATAAACGTTTCCGTCCCAGAGATACAGATCACGGGTCAGAGGATTAAAGAAGAACTGTCCAATATGCTCTGCGGTTGGCTGCGATTCACCGAACAATGCAACTGCATAATCGGCAAGTTTTAAGCCCGTTACGGCATTATTTGCAATACGCGCTGTTGCAAATTCTCCTGATGTAATTTTCGCGGCATCAATGTTTGGAATATCCGAGTTGTCAATTGATGCGCCAGCTGTTACATGACCTTGCGCGTCAATAGTGACCTTGGAATAAGTGCCTACCGTTGCGCTATTGGTGTGGTTGAGTGTTCCAGAGCTAACCGAAAGTCCTGTGCCCGGCTGGATTACACCTCGTGTGCTGCTAGTGGCTGCTGGTAAATCACTAGGGACAAGCGCGCGAAATGTTGGTGTTGTAGCGGATCCAGTGGTAGGACCAGCCCAAACAGTATTTGCCGTTTGAGTGTCAACAGTTACGTCAATAGCTGCGCTGAAATCATCCGGGTATGTGACTGCAAACGCTAGAGGCGATGTTTCGGTAATCGTTATATCGTTGAGAGCTGCTTGGCGCTGCCATACACTGCCGGTCCACACATATTCGTATCCCGTCGCAGTATTCAGCCACTGTTGACCAGTAAATGCGCCAGAACCACTCGGAGTTGTGTTGCTAACAACAGTGGTGCTGTCATCAGCCAATTTGGCGGCTGTAACAGCATCGTTGACGATTTTTGCTGTCGATACAGCATCGCTAGCAAGTTTCGCCTCGGTTACAACGCCGTTAGCAATCGTCGCCGCAAAGGATCCGGTGCCGGAACCTGTTACATCACCTGTAAGGGTGATTGTTTGGTCGCCTGTATTAGTGCCAGAAGTTGTACCGCTGTGCGTACCGCTGAACGTACCATTTTGAGTAGCAAGTGTGCCAAGACCTAACGTGGCGCGTTGTGTAGCAGCGTCAGCGTCGTCAAGTAATGCGCGACCTGCTGCTGTGCAGCTGATTTCCTCAACAACGCCTGTGCCACCAGATCCGCGTCCCAGCAGTTTGTCTGTTGCTGAAATGTTTTGGATTTTGGCGTAGGTGACTGCACCGTTTGCAAGGGCAGCCGTACCAAGATTGCTTGCCTTGGCCGTTGTTACAGCTCCATCAGCAAGCTTGGCTGTTGTTACCGAGTCGTCAGCAATCGTGGCACTGACGTTGGCGTACGCTCCGGCGCTGTAAACCTGCAGTACACCAGTGCTGCTGTTGAAGTAGCCGCGACCTTCAAAGTTGTCGCTAACTGGCGCGGTGGTATCAACGGCAATGCTGGAATCAGCCGCGAGCTTGGCAGCAGTGACAGCGCCGGAGGCAAGGGCAGTTGCGCCGATCTTGGTGGTGCTGGATTGATCCAGCTTCGACAGATCAATGCTGCTGGCATCTACAAGGTCAAGGCCGGCATCAACAAGATCCTTGATCGTGATCTTTTTGGTCTGACTGGCTGATACGTCAGCAACAGGCAATACGTCGGTAGCCGCCGCAGACGCAGCCGGTAGGGCAGGTAACTGCGTAATGCGTTGGTCGGACAAGGTAAAGCCTCCAGTGCCTGCGGCCGTAAAATCAGTTTAGTCAGTAGCTTCCTGAAGCAGAAAGGCCAGCGACTGCTCCAGTTGGATGCGGTCGTCGTCTTCCTTGAGGATGTAATCAGCCGGTCTACCGACAAGCAACCGGATTTCACCGGTCGTCACAAAATCAATCGCGCACTGGATTGTGTCGGTTGTATTGACCGTGACCCCCGCACGAGTCACCATCGCGGTGGTCTGGTAAAAAATCGTCTGCGTTTCAGGCGTAATTTCTGAGTCGGTCAGGTAAAAAGCACAGTCAAATTCGCTGCCAATGTCTAGACGCTGAATCAATTGCAGCATCAGTAACGGTGATTCTTTGGAGCCGTCACTGGTGTAATCAAAAAAGCAGTCAATCGTGCCAGAGCCACTGATCAGGCCGGCAGCATATTGATTGCGGAATTTATCACTGAGAGCAGTTACGTCTAGCGCTTCACGGTCAGTGTTTAGTTGATAGCTGGTAACGTTCCCGAGCGTGTTGTAGCTAACGTCGCGGATTGTGTACGTGATCGCAATCGATGCACCAGTGAAGGCGTAAACCGTTAGCTCGGCAGACCTGTTGTTGTTTACGGCGTCAGAAAATGTCGGGAAAAACCTTAAGCCGCCGGCATTGTTGACGTTGACGTAGACAGAAATTTCATTTTCGACCGTATTGGACAGCCAAGCAGCTGGCGCAAAGCATTCCAGACCCCTTGCGTCTGTTGTTGAAATATCCAGACGGTCGCCCGTAAGAATGTTGTCTAAAGCGGTATCCAAACCAATCCTGTTAAGTGTTGTAGTGATATCCGCAGGATCAATGCTGTCTGCAACTTGCACCGGGACAGCTCCGGTGTTTCGCCGCAGTTTTACAGTGCCGTGAACACCCAGAAAAACCGTCATTCGATTACGCCTCCGGCAAGGAAATCGCCGTCAACCGTAAATTGAATTGGCACGGAAGTCAGTTCGCCTGTAGAAACCGCCACCTGCGCAGAAGTGATGTAGGCGTAAAACTGAATGTTGTCGTTTGCGTTGCTGCCCACGCGCAGTTCCATCAGCACGCGATCAGATTCGGCAACAGCGCCAACCTTTTGGATCTTGCTCAGGAGTGCGGTGAACTGGCTGTAATTTGCGGATTCGCCAGTTTCAAGCCTGTAATACACCAGCGTGGCGCTGCCGGTGGCGCTTTTGATGCCGGGGACAAAAGTATTGCTGGTGCTATCGACGGTGTTGGTATTGATCAGCTCCACGGTCGTATCCAGCGACCAATCGCGGATCTTGGCGACAGGCTTACTGTCAATCACGAGGGAGCCGGATCGACCTGTGTAAAAACCCATCGGACTGCGCTATGCGTAGTTTCAGGCTAGCGGATGGTAAATAGACCGTCGCTAAAGTCAGCGATCAGGCTCTGACCGGAGTTATCGCAGGGATGCTCCACAGCTCGGACACTGACTTCGCCTTCCTCATCCATCTGGACTTCAACCACGCGGAAGGTGCGCTTTGCCTTGGCAGGTGTTCCAAGCACAAACAGCCAACCTTCGTAGCCGGCAAGTGAGCTAGCCACGTTGGAACTGATGCTGGCGGTTGTGGTGATCACGCTTTGACCGTCCCTGTAAAGCAGCACGCTGTAGCTGCCGTTGGGAATTGCGTCAGCCAACGGGATGTTTAACGCACCACCCAATTCAACCTGTCCGCTGTAGATGCCCTGCCATTCCTGAAGACCCGCGTCAACGTAGATGTAGGCGCCAGGGGACAGCGGGCTGTCGGTTGGGAAGGTTTTGAACTCGATATTGCGGCGGATGTTGCGGCGTTGCTGGCATAGCAACTTGGCGTACATGATCGCCTGATTTCTGTTGGTGACGTACTGCGATAGATCGAACGTCTGACGGATCGCCGTTGCTTCGGTTACGCCAGCAAGGCTTACATCAACGCTGGCATTACGCGGAAACACGCCGTCGCGCTCGGTGTTGCGGTAAATCACTGTGGCGATCAGATCCTGAACGCTGCTGCCGTAATCAATAAATTCCTCCTTGTAGGAATCCTCAAGGATGTTGCCGGCGGTGAACATGGCGCGGATCGGCACTGCGCGGGTGATGTTGCCGCTGTTGTCACAAGGCACTGCAGGAATCAAGGTTT